GTTTTACTAAAGTGATTAACACCCACCCGGGAACCCGGGAAGTTGGTTTTAATTAAACCAAGGTATAGAGTCGTTTCCGAAAGGAACTGCAACCCTTGTGACTTTACGCACGTTCGAGCGGCCTCTATGCAAACGCTGCATAGGTGAACCACCGTCAACTAACTTAAGGAGCCTACCATAAGGGCCTGAAAACCCTACCCAATTTGGACTAGTAGACGTCATAAGCGCGCCTGTTAATGCACGAGAACCTTTGTCTTTGCCACGGATTTTAACTCCAGAATCAATGACACTCGCGCAATACCAAATACCACAATCGTATGTCGGAACTACTGCATCTGGCAGCTCAGCAGAGCTTGCCCAAATGACAGAATCGCCAAGAGAACTTGGTCCGATAGTCCGTTCGGTTGAACGAACATAATCCAACACACAACGCCAAGAAGGAAGAAATCTCGAATCACAAAATAGACCCGAACACCTCCGCGACGCGTAGTGGCGTATGCCATTAGCAATCGATATAAGCTGCGCAACATGTGTAACCTCAGATTTTATGAAATATGGCCTAATATTACAGCCGTACCAGTAGTCTGATCCACATGACTCCCTGAATAAACCGCGATTAAACGATTTATTTGGATTAAGCTCGAAGCCACAGAAATTTAAAACTTCTGCTAAACTATCGTAGCAATTAGTCGGAGCTATTATATCATCTCCATAGATTGAGATATCGTTTGTTGGAATATCCAATTCACGACACGTCGAAACCGCAAGTGCCCAGAAAATCAGGCTCTCAAGTTCGAATGTAAACCCATTACCCATGGAGGAAAACTTAAAGTTATCCCAGTATGTATGGCCGCCAGCTTCACCATCGTAGTCGGTCCTAACAGACCTCAACGAGTTTAGCATAACGAACCAATCATCTGGCAGTAAGTTCCGAACAAGTTCGGTGCTAATAGAGTCGCTTGCGTTACTTAGATCTATCGTGGCTAACGAGCCATCGATACTAGCACGCTTAGCCAACTTTACGTTGACGAGATGCTGTGTTGATAGATCAATCCCAAAACGTTTTAAACGGTTACGGATTACACCGCCATACAGCTTTTGCATCACCATGTTAAGGTGCGGCTCAATGCAGATAGGGCGATCGGTCTTAGCCGTTTTAGGAACAGTTGTAAATTTGTTCCCTGGGACGATTACAAGATCGTAAGGCAATGAGAAGCAGCCAACAACATCCAATTCGCCAAGTAATCGGCTAGATTCTGGATATGTAGGGATCAAACGAGGACACTTATTTAAAAGCGTCTTTGCTAAACCCGCTGCTTCAGCAGTCACATGTAAATCAGCAGACAGTTTATTATACACGGATGTGAAACTGCCACTACAGGACGAACTAGCGCCTGGACCATAAGCGGGGGTGACCCCACTTTCGAGTAACGAATCAAGTGTAGGACACTTTTGGAGAACGTCAGTAATTAATTTATTAGCGCCCAAAAGGACATTCATAATGAACCTGGATGGTTCTGTTTGACGTAGTCTTAGTTGTGTCTTGTAACATGACTGTTCTGCTTTCACGCTGGCAAGATAAGCGGCACGTCGTGTATCTGCTTTTAAGTGCTTAGGAAAACCTTCGTACTTTTTGAGCAGAGAAACGGCTGCATAGTCGTCAGCGAAACTGGCCAAGTCCCAGTAATCATTGGGACTTACGGTTAGATTGATCAATTCTAACACGTTATCATGCTTGATTAAATCCAAGCATGTACGCGAGATAGGAGTATCAAGCCCTTTGTAGAACTTAATAGCGATCTTCTTGACGATATGCCAAGAATCAACAGTTCTGTCCTCATTTAGGTGATTGAGAAACTCTTTCACTTTATTAAAGGACATCTTATCAGCTTTGTTAAGCTTATTAAAGCTAACCATTGGAGGACTCCAAGTCAAATTTTAGTACTGTGGAAGAGAATCAACCACAGCAGCAGTTAAGGAAGCATGAGCAGCAAGATTCTTCGCGTAAGCGATGAGATCAGCTTTTTCAGCGGCTGTACATAACTGAGGCACGGTGTATTCGAGGCGAACAGATAGATAATCTGCAACCTTGGTAACACCACCAGCATCAGTGCGCAGGATAGGCACTATGATGGCTGCTTTGACTTTATCGCGTGTTGCATTACCCTTTGCACGTGTAACAAGTTCGGTGATTTGAATTTGTTGGTCACGCGCCGTACGAGTAAGATCACGAAATTCAGACGCGCTAGCGTCGTTTTGTGGCTTAATCACAGTAAATGTGTGTGAAACCGGGGTCGCTTGACCGTCGGGTAATACGATATTAGATGCTTGTGGCATGTTAATCTCTTAAAGACGTCCATGTTTGGACATGAATTGAGTGAATAACGAAAGCGCAGACGCTGCTTGTTCCCAAGAATTCGGGAGCTTAGGCCGAGGCCAGTCTGTCACAGCCGTCAGTGAGTCCGTGGCTCTTTCGACGTATACACGATGTTTGCTAGCGGCAGAAACAAAGCCTTTAGTTTTCAACGTACATGTCTCGAAATGATATGCGGGAAGCCCCGGAGGTTGGTCAGGTCGATCTTGAAACGTCGAACTGGCCTCGACAGTGCATTCTCTGCGGGATATAAACTCCTCAGAAAAAGTTGTCGTAAACACGTTACTAATATCCAGCCCTAGTAACGGGGGCAATTGCTGTAACCACGAACCAATTGGGAGGACCCAATCGACCACGAAAGAAAAAGGAACTTTCTCCCATAGGACCAACGCAGGATTTAAAACCCCGATTGAGTCCACGGTGTGAGCAAACGGGTTGGTAATCCGAACCTCGGCAGCTACTCGAAACTTCTGGGACACTTTTTCATCTACCCAACATTTTGCAATGATGGACTCCGGCCAAGGCCGAAGATTAGAAGTATAAGACCCATTGTAGGAATAGCCTTGAAATTCAGCAACACGCTGGAACCGATTTGGAAGTCCTCTGATTGCCTTATCACAAGCAACCATTGACCCGTACATATCGTTGTACAATGGAACCCAACCATAGGAGTATTGCAACCACGCATTTGAGAAACTTTCTCTCGTAGCATAGCTGCGTCTATAGCCACCATGCCGCTTCTTTCGAAGAGCAGGTCTTGGAACACCAAGATGGGTCGCCGCCTGTGTCAAATTGCCACGACGGACAGCCTTAGCGGCACGAAGAAGCTTTTGGGCCGAACTCTTAAGCAAGTTTGCTGTTTGAGTTTTCTCCGCATAGGCTACAGCAAGATTGAAATCGGTCTCCCGAAGCTTATTTCTAAGCTTAATCTTGAGGGTATTAACCACTTGATTTTTCGGGAACGCCGATAGTGGCCGGAAGCCGTCAGTGAACTCCATACCAGACCTCGTATACCCATTCGCTTGTTTAGAGCGTCTGTGGTAGTCCGGAGTCGCAGTAGTGGAAGAACTCCACTGACTATATATGGCTTCTTGCTTCTGCATTAGAAACGTATTCTGTTTAAGAATTAGTTTCCCACCTACTCGGGGCGACGAACCGCCAAGCCTTTTAAGGGCCTGACCTCGTGTGTCCGAATAGATAACGTACTGAACACGTTTTGTCATGATAAAACCTATTGTATAGGTTGACAAAGTGCGCACGCAAGTGCATAGGGGGAGGACCTTGCCGTAAG